CCCGAGTCATTTCACCGGAACTCTCTGTTCTAATATATGTAGCTTTGCTGAGTTTCAGGAGGATAGCAGAGCCTGGCATGATCTGGGAGCTCCTACCCCTGATATCTTGTGTGATGGACATGAAGTTGAGACAAACTGGTGTTGGCCGGAGTTACAGAAGGCTCAAGAATTCGTTGCCAGCTCTTGCACTCTTCCAGGATTATTGACCAGGATGCAGAAAGGACTCCAAAGGGAGAAACCTGTGTTCAGTGTCATAGAGGCCGTGGAGCTTGCCAAGAGTGGGGGATTCAGGATCCGAAAGGATGGAATGCCGTCGTTCAAAAATGAGCAACGTTCATTGAGCGTTTCAGAAGCTATGGAGCCGTTGACTGCTATCTCAGGGAAAGAAATTTCGCCTGTGTTCGTGAATACAAAGTCGAATGCAGGCTCTCCCTGGTTGGCGTCTAAAGCTAGTGTAGGTGCGCATATGTTGAAGTGGGCCAATCTCGCCCTTTCAGCAATTGCATTGGGGCAGTGGGAGAAGTTTCAAGATGAAAATCCTCATTTGTTCTTGTCTTTAGTGAAAAACAAGTTAGAAGTCTATGAGAGAGCTAAGCTCAAAGAGAAGACTAGACCGTATTATTGGTTTAGTGGTGCTCTGACTCTCATGTGGTCTTGCTTGACTCAGAGATTAACGGGAGCGATCCCTACATATCTCGAAGATGAAGATTCCTCTAGTGCGATTGGGCTGAGTTGGCAAAATGGTGGTGCTACAAGATTTGCTGAGAGAATTGAAGATCACAGACGTTTTGATACCAAGTTATCTGGTATCATATACGCTGATGACCAGTTGTATATAGCAAAACTCAAGGATGGAAACATTCTAATCTTTGCTCCAGACTGGGAAATGATGGACATGAGTCTATCTAGCCAGTGGGGCGTTGTTGCTTATGAGTTGGCGAAAGGAGTTGTAGATGACCCTACTTGGAAAGGGGTCTTTAGATCATTGTGTGAAATGGCGTTCAATAGACTAGTTCTATTACCTGGAGCAGCTACTGTTCCTTTGACTGACTGTCTTGGGTCAGGAGTGCCTTACACTTCGTATTTTGATCTAGTTGCTTCTCAGGCTGCATTTGGCCTGATGAAATCTATGCTTGAAGCTGATGGTAAAGCTATGAAGAATGTTGCATCTTTTACGAGTGCGTTGACTAAGTTTTGGCCTGTTGTAAAACAGAAGTTTGGCTTGACTGTCAAACCAGAAACTACGGGCTTTCATATTTGGCCTACAACTGAGCAGAGAGCAGAGAGAGGAATTGCTCCCAATGCTGAACGAGGACAACCCAACTTCAGGGCTACATTGCATGCTTTGAATGATTTGATTACACCTTGGACATTTTTGGGAGTTCATCTGGTCCCTCTTGCTCGAGCAGACAATTTGACTGGTTACCATTGGGGCGTCACTATTCCCTTCGAAAGACTTGTTCGTTGTCTGGTTTACCCGAAAATCAGAGGTGCTCCTGGCCTTATGCAGAGAGCTGCTGCTGAAAGATGCCGTGGCTTGATGCTAGCAGGTGGCTACCTATATGAGCCATTTGCGAATACTTTGCGTGCAATGTTTATACAGATCACGTCTCAGGGTTTCCTACCAGAGGAAGATGACCCTGAAGATACTGAAGTTGGAGAAACCTTGCACTTGCCAGAACTTCCTCCTGATTTCTTTCCTACGAGGACCTACATTAAACACCTGCTGATTGGTGAGGG